CGAGCGTCAACCGAAACGCAAGAAGCGCAGCTATGATATGAGCCTGTAATCAGCAGGGTCTTCCACCCCGCACCCCGGAACACTGCCGGATGCGTAAGCCCGTGCAGGACTTTCCCATTCGGCAGGGACTTTTGAAAACGATTAGGAGGAAGTTTGAGTAAAGAGTACATTAAGGCACAAACCCCACTGCCCGCTTATTTCCCTTATCCGAAATTTCTGCTACAGATGAGCCTTTCCCATACGGCACGATTGACGTATGTTTTGCTGCTGGACCGCATGACCCTTTCGCAGAAGAACGGCTGGGTGGATGTGCAGGGCCGGGCATATGTGCTCTATCCGTTGGCAGGGCTGGCGGAAGATCTTCAGAGCAGCATTTCCAGTGTCACCCGTGCCCTGCGGGAACTGGAAGCCGCACGGCTGATCGAACGGCGGTTCAATGGCTTTTCCAAGCCAAATCAGGTGTTCCTAAGCTTCCCATCTACTGCGCGAAAATGCACAGTCGAGATGGTCAAAAATGAGCAGTCTGATTGCTCAAAAGTGAGCAATACGGTTGCGCAAAACTGCACACCTAACCAAATAAATAAGAACAACCTAAGATTGAACCAACTGAATAGAACTAAAGAAGCGTATGGGCGATATCGGAATGTTTTTCTGGAAGATTATTCGGAACTGGAAAAGGAAATTGCAGAGTTGGATACTCTGATCGAAGACCTTTCAGCCTATATGCAGTCTACAGGCAGGAAGTACGCAGACCATGCGGCGACCCTGCGCAGCTGGTCAGCACGGAAGAAAAGACAACAGAAACCGGGAGCAGGCATCCCGGACTATACCTACAACAAGGAGGAAAGTTTATGACGGAAACGATCCAGACAGCGATGGACAGGCTTATGACGATCTCTGTGGAACCGCAGGACTATGTTGCAGAAGATGGGCTGCTGTACTGCGGCAGCTGCAAAACTCCCAAGGAAGCGTTCTTTCCGAATGGCAAAAAACTGTTTGGGCGTGACCGCCATCCGGCTGAATGCCGGTGCAGGCAGGCTACAAGGGAAAAGCAAGAGAAAGAAGAACGTGCAAGGCTGCATTACGAGAAAGTGCAGCGGTTGAAGCTGCAGGGCTTTACCGACTGGGCGATGCAGCACTGGACATTTGCAAACGATCACGGGCAAAATCCACAGATGCAGCTGGCACAGCGGTATGTGGCCCACTGGTCGGAAATGCGGGAAAAGAATGTGGGGCTACTGCTCTGGGGCGGTGTTGGTACAGGCAAGAGTTTTATGGCGGGCTGCATTGCCAATGCCCTGATGGAACAGGAAGTGACCGTCTGCATGACGAATTTTGCCCGAATCATGAATGAACTGAATAACGCCTTTTCCGGGCGGAATGAAGTCGTGGACAGGCTCTGCGGCTATCCGTTGCTTGTCATTGACGATTTCGGCATGGAGCGGGGCACGGAATATGCGCTGGAGCAGATTTACAACATTATCGACAGCCGTTACCGCAGCAGGAAACCACTGATCGTTACCACGAACCTGACCCTGACGGAGTTGAAGAACCCGCAGGATACCGCACACGCCCGTATCTATGACCGTCTGCTGGAACTGTGTACACCGATTGCCTGCACAGGTCCCAGTATGAGAAAGGACATAGGACAGGCAAAATTGAATTTGCTGAAAACACTTCTGGCCTGAATGGGAGGAATGCAATTGAAAGAAAACGGCAGAATGAATTGGCTGGCGCAGATCCGCCAGATGAAGAATCGGGACATCCGCACGATTGAACAGTCTGAACTGCAGGAACTGCAGCAGGATGCAGTGGAACACGGATTGCCGCAGGAGGAAAGGCTGAAAAATCTGCTGGATAAGGTCCGAAATCCTTACTGCTATCTGGACAATGGAATTATTGTAAAGCTGAATTTTGCACCAAGAGGGAGCAGCACACTGTCTGAGCGCATTGGCAGGTGCTTTCAGTCTGCCAGCTGAAAAGGCAGAGAAACTTTCGGCAAGCTGCTGAAAAAACACGCAGAAAAATTTCACACTTTAATGCGATAAAGCACTGGACAAAAGATGATGATTCTGGTAAGCTGTTTGTGGGTAAGAAAATAGGAATGTGCCAACTGAGCAGAACTTGCTCGGTAGGCTTGTTCTACATAGAAAATGTGGAGCCTTTCGCTTCTCTGACGAACAGTATTGCCGATTCGTTAAGGAGGTGGAAGGCTTTTGTTATACCCTGATATCAATTCGCAAAAGAAAACACAGCAAACAAGATACCGCACAGCATTATATCTGCGCCTGTCCCGTGAGGATGGTGATAAGACAGAGAGCGACAGCGTTGCAAACCAGCGCACCTTGCTTGAAGCCTATGCCGCAGACCACCCGGAACTGTGCATTGTGGACGAGTTTGTGGATGATGGTTACTCCGGCTCGAACTTTGAACGGCCTGCGTTCCAAAACCTGTTCAGGGAACTGGAGCAGGGGACCATCAACTGTGTTCTGGTGAAAGATCTGTCCCGATTCGGGCGAAACTATATTGAAGTGGGACGTTATCTGGAACGTATTTTCCCGGTCATGCGAGTCCGGCTGATTGCTGTGACAGACAACTATGACAGTCAATCTGCGTGGAAGACCAGCGATTCCATCATGGTCCCGATGCGGAATTTGCTCAACGATGCCTACTGCCGGGATATTTCCGTCAAGATCAAGAGCCAGCTTGCGGTCAAGCGGAAACGCGGCGATTTTGTGGGAAGTTTTGCAACCTATGGATACCAGAAGGACCCCAGCAATCATACCAAGCTGATCGTAGACGAACTGGCAGCAGAAAATGTACAAAGTATTTTTCGCTGGAAGATCAGCGGTATGAGCAATCAGGGCATCGCAGACCGGTTGAATGCAAGAAAGGTACCGTCCCCAGCTGCACGAAAGCTGCAGAGCGGTGCAAAGCTGAGCTTGCATTTCCGCAAGAGCGATGAGCCTCCATGGTCCGCCAAAGCAGTGGACCGCATCCTGCACAATGAGGTCTATACTGGGAAACTGGTGCAGGGAAAGACTCGGCGACTGGACTATCGCTCCAAAAAGAAAATGAACGTGCCGATGAGGGACTGGGTAATCGTGGACAACACCCATGAAGCAATCATTCCGGCAGAGCAGTTTGAACTGGTGCAGCGGATTCTGGAAACCGAAACTCGCAGGCCGAACGATGCCGAAACGGTGGCCCTGTTTGCAGGCTTTCTCTACTGTGGGGACTGCGGCAGTCGGCTGGTTCGCAGGTCGGCCAGCTATAAAGGAAAAAAGTACATTTACTACCAGTGCTCCGGCAGCAAACAGAACAAGGGCAACTGCACGAGCCATAACCTGCGGGATGAAAAGCTCTACAACATCGTGCGGAACGCGCTCCAGATGCAGATCCAGATCGTAATGGAGGAAGCTGAGTTTGTAGAAAGCGTCCGGCAGGCCCGGCAGGAGCCATACCGTGTGCGGCGCATTGAACGGCAGATTCGGCAGCTGACCGCAGAAAAAGCCCATACACAGGGAATTAAGGAAAAGCTGTACGGGGATTATGCAGACGAAATCCTCACACGGGAGGATTTTCTGAACTACAACGAACTGTACAGCAAGCGAATTGAAGAATATGACCATAAAATCACAGAACTGGAAGCAGAACGGCAAAACCTACAGAATGCTCCAAATGCTTATCCGTTTCTGGACGTGTACCGTAAGTATCGGAAATTAGAAGAAATCACCCGTCCGATGGTCGTGGAACTTATCGAGAAAATCGAAGTGTATGAGGGCAATCGGGTGGAAATCACGTTCCGATTCCAGGATGAAATCGCGGATCTGCTGGAAGAACTGCATCAAAAGCAGCTGGGGCAGCATGAAGTGTCTGCTTAAAAGGAGGCTGTGACTTATGGCAAGAGTAAGTAAGAAAGTAAGTGCGGCGCAGCGAGAAGCCGAGAACGCACCGCACCGTGTCTGGAAAACCGCAATTTACGCACGATTGTCTGATTTCGATGATGTGCTTCGGAATACGGAATCACTGGAAGTGCAAATTTCCTATGTCAAGGAGTACATTAACCATCGGGATGACCTGATGCTGCTGGATGTGTTTGCGGACAAACGGTGCACAGGAACAAATTTTGACCGCCCGGAATTTGAACGGCTGCTGAAAGCACTGCAGGAGCGGAAAATCGACTGCATCGTGGTAAAGGACTTCTCGCGTTTGGGCCGCAATTTCGTGGAAACAGGCCAGTATCTGGAACAGATGTTTCCGCTGTTCGGTGTAAGATTTATAGCCATCAACGATAACTATGACAGCCTGAACAGCCAGAGCCGTGACGGGATGCTGGTACCGATCAAGAGCATGATCAACGAAATGTACTCGAAAGACCTGTCCCAGAAGATTCAGTCGTGCTTTCGTTCCAAGGAAGCACGAGGAGAAATCTATACCCCTGTTCCATTTGGCTACAAAAAGGATCAGAAGAATCATTTGGTTCTGGATGAGGAAGTCAGCGATGTGGTGATGCAGATTTTCTTCTGGAAGAAATCCGGCATGAAAGAGTACGAGATTGCAAAGAAGCTGTCCGCGCAGGGAATCCCGACACCTTTTACACGCCGTTGTCAGCTGGGATACCTGAAAAACACCTTGCGGGTAAAGGACCCAACATGGCAGACCGTGTTCGTGACAAAGGTGCTGGAAAATCCAATCTACACAGGAACAATGGTCTATAACCGCATCGCCTACGATGAAACGAATCGGAAAATCGGGCAGAATCCACGGGAAAGCTGGCGGATGGTGCCGGACAGCCATCCGGCGATTATCAGCTGGGAACTGTTTGATGAAATTTCCGCATTACGGGAAGCCGAGCAAGCAGTCAAGGAAGAGCGAAAAAAGTGGTGCAGACAGCGCAGAAAGAACAATCCGAACATCTTCAAAGGCAGAATCTTTTGCAAAAAGTGTGGAGAAAAATTGGTTTGTCATTGGCAAAGTGATGGTACGCTGTATTTTTACTGTGCATCTTGCCATGTTTCAATTTCAGAGAAAGACCTCTGGAACGGCATTAACAAGGAGTTGCACCAGCGGATGGAAGAACACCGTGATTTGCAGAAGCTGGTACGGAAAAGCTCTGGAAAAAGCAAACTCCAATCAAAAGAAATAGCTACAAAACGTGAAATTGAACAGGCGTCAGGCAATATCGTTCGACTGGAATCACAGAAGCGCAGCGGCTATGAGCAGTATGTTCTCGGAAAACTTTCAAAGGAGAAATTTCTGGAACTGAAGCAAGGTGTAGAAAATGAAATCGTATTACTGAAGCAGACAAAATCTGAAAGAGAGAAAGAACTGGCCGTTGTTCAAGAAGAATTGCAGCAGAAAAAGCAGATCGCAGGAAACACCGAAGTCCTTTTGACGGTAGATAATCTGCTGCAGTATGTAAAGAAAATTGAAGTGGACCGCAGGAAAATAACTTATACGGAGTTTGTGTTTTAATGAAAAAGGAGAACAGACAATGAAAGAAAAAATCTATGATGCCCGGACAGGAATGGAATATATTTTGGTGGGTGATTATTATCTGCCAGCCTTGAAACTGCCACGGACCCGTCCGATTGGCCGCTGGGGGATGCTGCACAAGGCGTACCTGAAACTGCGAAAACCAGCCTATTACCAGAGCTTGCTGCTGAGCGGAAAACTGGATACTGTTTTAGCAAATGTGGAAGAGCAGGCAGTGGAACGATATGAGGTTTTGATCGAGCAGCTGAGCCGGCTGGAGCACGTATCGGAAAAACTGAAAGAAGAAAATCAGATGGAGTGGGTACGCCGTATGAAAAATCTGGAAAATCGTGCAGCAGAAATTGTAAAGGCAGAATTGATCTATACGTTTGAAGGACGGTGAACAGCAGATGATTGGAACCTACTACAGACTTTCCCTTGCGGACGAAGATGTGGGTGCGGATAAGGCAGAAAGCAACAGCATTCAGGGCCAACGCGGATTGGTAGAGGGGTACATCATGGCCCGCCCCGAACTGGCAACAGAGCCGCGTCAGGAGTATGTGGACGATGGCTACTCCGGCACCTCTACAAGCCGCCCGGCGTTCCAGCGGCTGATTCAGGACGCGCAGGATGGCAAGGTGAAAACAATTATCGTAAAGGACTTTTCCCGGTTTGCCCGCGATTATATCGAAGCAGGCGATTATATGGAGCGCATTTTTCCATTGCTGGGCGTTCGATTCATCTCTGTCAACGATGGGTATGACAGTGGAATGCAGGCCGGGAACGATGTACGCGGACTGGAAGTAGCCATCAAGAACATCATCAACGCATCCTACAGCCGGGATCTTTCTGCCAAAATCGCGGCAGCAGACCATGTGATGCAGAAAAAAGAAATGTATCTCGGAGGATACCGTCCATTTGGATTCCTGTCGGACCCGAACGACTGTCATAAGCTAATCCTCGACCCGGTAGCCAGTCGATATGTGCGGTTGATTTTTGAACTGGCATTGCAGGGCAACAGAACAGGCACCATCGCAAAAATCCTGAATGAAAAGCAGATCCCGACCCCGGCAGCGTATCATGTGGCGGAAAACCATGTGTACAGTGAGCAGAAAGCATGGGATCTGCAGCGCAGCCATTGGACAAGTGGAACGGTTTACCATGTTCTGAAAAATGAGAAGTATAAGGGAACTTATGTGGGCGCGAAATTCATTATGCCGGTTCCCTGTAAGCATCGGGTTCTACGCGCTCCTTTGGAACAGCAGGTACGTATTGAGGACAGCCATGCCGCCATTGTGACCCCGGAGGAATTTGAACAGGCACAAATGGTCATCATGCTGCAGCATGGAAAACACCAGGCCGGGAACTACACAAAGCACCAGTATCCCTTGAAAGGCAAGGTCTACTGCGGCTACTGCCAGAAACTGATGAAATATCGTGTTCTCAAGAAGCTTGGCCCCTCGTTTAACTGCAGATTCTCAGCCACAGCGGTGGACAGTCCCTGCAAGCGAATCCC